GAGAACAAGAAGCTAGTCATTGAGCTTGCGGACACTGAAGGCTCTGGTGATATTCGACAAATCCTAAATATCAGACACACTAGCTCACGAGCGCAGGAGATTGCTCTTCGTCAGTTGAAAACCTTCTTGGTTTCGTCTGGACACCCCTCGCCCGACAATCCTAGAGATATTTCCACACTCAAAAATCTTGAGTGTAGAATCCGCGTTGGCTTAGGTAAACCATGGAAAAATAACGAGGGGCGTGAGGTGCAAACTACTGAAATAAAATCTTTCATGCCTTTAAATGATTTGTCTTCTGAAGCCAAATCATCTCCCAAAAAAGACATGTGTATGGACGATGATATTCCCTTTTAGGTGAGTCCCGGCCGCAGGTCGGCGAGGTGTTCCTCCCCACCTCGCCGACCAAAATCAAAAGGAAAACAAATGTCAGTAGCTCAAGATACCGTAAAGGCCATTGATGAAGGTTATGCCAGAGAGAGTCGAGAGAGGGCGCGAGATTACATCGGCGCATCTGGCATTGGCACTGCATGTGATGCAGAGCTTGCCTACAGCTTACGAGGTTTTCCGAATACTGACCCAGACCCCCGCCTCAAGCGCATATTCCGCTTGGGCCACATCCTCGAAGAGGAGGTCGTCCGAGACCTAAAGCTGAAAGCAGACGTCCGCGTCTGGGAAAAGGATGGGCTTACCGGGAGGCAACATACTTATTCAGAACTAGGTGGCCATATCGTCTGTCACATGGACGGACACATCCAGCTTAATGACGAAGTTCTTCGCGTCTTGGAGATCAAGTCCATGAACGAGGCGAGCTTCAAGAAGTTCCAGAAAGACGGCGTCAAGATTTCCCACTCCAGATACTACGCGCAGATGCAGATGATGATGGGCATGTCTAAGATACCGTCGTCATTTTTCATTGCAGTCTGCAAGAACAACAGCGAGTACCACGCAGAGATTGTAGAGTTCGACGAGCTTGAGTGGAACTACATACGACAAAGGATTGAGCGCGTCTTGGCGAATCAGGCCGCCAAGATCAGTGTGGACGAAACAGACTGGCGGTGCCGTGGATGTTTCAAGCGCGGCGTCTGTTGGGAGGGGGTAGAAACTCCGAAGACTTGCTCAACCTGTCAGCATGCTTTTGCTAACAAGCAGGGTACTTGGCATTGCTCAAAACATGATGAAGAGGCGGTCTCAGTTTGTGACCAATACCAAAAGTACGAGCCATTTGAGAAAAAAACATGACCGACTTTGGCAAAATAATGGTGCGTTACACTGAGCTTGGTAACAATCGAGCCGAGCTTCTGTTCGAGATTGAAGAGAAGCAAGACGAAGTTACATCCATAGACGACGCGATCTCTCGAATAAAGTTTGAGCAACACAAAAACAAAAAGGATATGTTAGCCAAAGCTAGAGATAAAAAACGCTATCTTAAATGTGAAATTCGCGTGCTTCATAAGAAAAGACGAATTATTGAAACAGAACTTGATACAATAAGGATGACGGTGCAGTGGGCGAAGTAAAGAGAAACATTACGTTAGATGAAGCAAAAAAGAAAATCAACGGCGATAGGGCTACTGATTATGGCGATGCCTATGACAACCATCTTCGCATTGCAGCACATTGGTCAGTAATTTTAGGTCGTCTTGTTTCTGTAGAGGAGGTTTATCAGTGCCTCATAGCCATGAAACTATCACGCGTATCACACACGCCCCATCACCAAGACACATGGCAGGACATTTGTGGATATGCGGCTTTGGCAAGCGAGTTAGTAGATGCGGACTGAGTTCTGTTCAATGTACTTAGGAACACAGTAAGCTGTTGATTTGTGTTGCTTGTCCAAACGGTATTTATATTTATAGTTTCCGTATCTTTTAACCAATTTAGACGCGAAATAATTACACTTATTCACGTCCCAAAAATACATATCACCACTGACGAGTTTCTGAGCTTCGCCGCTTCCAACAAAAACAAGTAACAGAAAGACGTGAACCATTCATGTCAGTTCAAAGTGCGGTGCGTCAATGAAAGGACGCCGACCTTCTGACCTTCGCGCGTCAATATAGTGCATCATCGCTTCTTCCATTGTATTGTCCCACCCGCGCAGATCATACACGTTCCACGCCGCGCCCCAACGAAGAGGAACGTCGAGTTCGTCTGCGGCCTTTTTGAACGCATCTGCAATGTTGTCGTACACGTTGAGTTCCCATGTGATCCTCGGCCCAATGTATGCCACGACGTCCACCGCTCTGCCCTCTAAATGCTTCGACCTCATCGTCTGGGATGCACCAGATGCAACCAGCTTTTCTTGCTCCGCCTTTGATCTTATTCCGCATGTCACACCAAAATCCACATTTGTTAATTCAATAGCACGGTTCACGACACCAATTAATTCAGGCTCTAGCCCCTCAAGACGTGACAATGACCGTTGGGAAAGTTTGAACTCCATAATCTATCCTATCGCTTGAAGAAGTGCTTGCCTCCACGGATGCCAACGGCTGCCGTGCAGATTGTGAAAACGAGCCATGTGTACCACTCTGGCAACTCCGCAAGACGATCGAAGCCATTCTTAACGGTCTCTTCCATGCCGGGTATGAAACACAAGACGACCGGGATCATTACGATCACGGTGACAAACTCGTCTTTGAGTGAGTTCTGTGTACCCTGTGCCATGATGCGCTCCCAGTCTGCGACAGACGTCTTCTCTGAGAGCATAATTTTTGCCTTCGCTTCAGCTTCGGTCAGCTTCAGTTTAGCTTCAGCAGTTTGCTTTGTTGTCTTCGCTTCGATCCAGCTAGTAGCCAGACCAGCGATTGGGGCAAGTAGTGCTTGAATCATGACTTGTTCTCCGATCCGAGCCACAGGCCAAAAGCACCAGTCATGGCACCAGTAACAGTGGCGGTTAGGGCGGTGGCTTCGACAGTCACAAGGCCAGAGTCATGGACGTCTATGAACCACTCGATGACGCGAATGTACATGATGGTCATTACAAACATCATAAATCGCGGAAGTATTTTCCATTTCAGTACGCTTTCAGCAAACATTAGTTAAAGAACCCTCCTCCACTATTTCTCTTGTTCCCGCGAGTGGCTTCTCCTGCCACCGCTTCAACAATGTTCTCCTTGGCAGAGCGAACCCCGCCGATCACTGGGATGCGATTAGCAAGCTCCCTGACTGCGGCACGTTCTTTAGCATTGCTATTGTCGCCGCCGAAAGCCGCGTCTTGCGCCCCTGCTAATACGGTGATGCTGTCCATACCAAGACCAAATGTTGGGCCAAGGAAGGTCGATGCGATGCGGTTCTGACCGAATGCTCCATTGTCAGCTTGGGACACGGTGGAGTGGATCACGTCACCAAGGAGGCCAAGACCACCCATGACCATCAGACCTTCAAGATACCAGCCCAAGAAGTCGTTCTCATTGCCATGTATTTTTTCATCGTAGCCGATGGTCTTGAGAAAGTTTCTCTTGCGAAGCTCTGGCGACCTTTCGTCTTCGCCGCCACGCTGCTGGACAACGTCTTTGGCACTGTTCGTAACCATGCCGAAGGCAGGGCCAATCGTTGCGAAGTACATCAGCGGCTTGAAGTTGCCCCTGTCTGCCTCCCTCAAGGTGTGTCCTGCAAGACGTGTCATCATCAGCGGGAAGGACTTCAGTTGGAAGACCAGTGCGCCGATTGGTGTTTGCCCCCACATCGGGACGTCGTCCGCATTGGGCTGGAAGATGGCATCATCTGCGAAGCGGATTATCGCCATGCGGAGAGTCTCGTCTTCAGCCAACATTTGGCGGCTGCCAAGGGATTCACTTTGACGTTCTGCTCCGGGCAAGAACGCCTCCAGACCATAAGTCTTGAGGAAACGGTGAGCCGTCTTGTACGCAGCAGGTTGCTGCGCGTATGGCGTGCCTTCTTTGAAGTGATTGAAGGCTTTCTTCTGCATGGCGATGAAGGCTTCGTGTGCGGTTGCACCAGCGATCTCGCGGTTCATGTCAGTCCACGGTGTGAGGAACGTAGCATTGAAGAATGCGTGCGAGCCTTTGCCATTTGGTGCGCCATATAGATGGAGCATGCGCTCATGGAGAATGTTCTCCATAGCAACGCCCACGTTCTGAAGCATGGCGCGGTATTCTGGGTCGCTCTTCCACTTGTGCAAGCCTTTCACCCAAGACTTAAACGAGCCAGACCTGATGATAGGCAGACCCAAGTCACCGAGGGACGTCAAAGTAGTAAAGGCCAGCAAGGTCACGTTATTCACAGCACGCAAAGTGCGGCTCGTGTTTACGACACCTTTGCCACCAAAAGCTGTTAGAGGCTTCTTCATCGCAATACGCATTGCGTTCTGGATGAAGTCCTCGTCGGCTGGCGAAAGCTGTCCGTCCATACCACGGAAGTCTTCAAGGCCATGGACGATTGCGTCAGCACGCCGCTTGTACGTCTGGTTCATGCGGCCAGTGGCGTTATCTATTGGAGCCACACTGTACAGAAGTTGCCGTGCAGCAGGTGCGCCACTTTGTGCGTGCGCGTCCATCAGTCGGCTGACAAATTCTATAGCTGTTTGCTCATTATTGACGAATGGCATCCTGATGACGTCGGCCAGAGTGGCTTCTTCGCGCTGTCCATCAGGCATCATGCTCTGGATGTCACGTCTGAAGACCTTGTTCGACGACAACAAACGTACAATTCCGTTCACGCCTTCCTGCGCCACTGTGAGATAATCTGAAACGGCGTGAGAATTTACGCCAAATTCACGGGCATGTGTGATCCTGCGTGAACTTCCTTCGATATACTTTACAAGTATGGCTTCAAGATCGTCTTCAAGAAACTCTTCAAGTTGCTCCAGCATCTCTGGATATTTTTCAAGCTCGATGACACGAGAGTAGTCAGCGTTCTCGAAAGTTGGGTTTTTAGTTGTTCCACGAACAGGGATAAATGCACCGTCTCCTCCTTCTTCTGTAAGGGTCATAACAATGCCACGAGCAAAGGCGAGTGCCTCTTCGTCTGTGAAGTCCATGCCATTCGACATGCGCTCGTAGACATAATACTGCTTAAACTTTTCGATAGCCGCGTCTCTGTTCTTGTGGATTTTCTCTGCGTTCCAGACCTGTGGCAAGTAGTTCGGGCCACGATCACCAACATGGAACCCAAGGTCGATGAGTTCCTGACGCTCGCCTGCCAGAGTTGTGCGAATCTGGTTGTAGATTGCGCGTTCTTGCGGGGTAAGTGCCTGCTCTTGACGGCTGCCGTCTCCACGTCTGAGGGCGCGGACGATTTTGCTATGTGACTGTGGTTGCTTTTGCCCGACGCCAGCAGTCGACTTGCGAACGTAGCTGCGAAGCACACCGTCTGCGTCTGGCAATTTCGCCAGAGCTTGGCGGATGGGGAAGAACTTACCAGCAAAGCGTTGGTTCATGTCTGGGAAGTGCTTCTCGTATGTGTCTCCCAGCCACTTTGCACCCATGCGACGCATGCGGTCAGACTGGGATTGCAGGAATGCCATCGGCCCGCGCGACCTTACTGCCACCTCTTCTTGCTCCGTGAGAGGGCGGCGTCTGAGCATTGACATGATTGCGCCAGTGTATGTCGGGTCGGTTCCTGCTGTCTCTGCTAGTTCGCCAAACTCGCCGACGGGGATATCATCTACAGAGTTAAGACGGCCAGTGGAGAGAGACTCGACAGTCGCGCCTGTCACACCGCGAGGCACGTTTGACACTTCCTCAAGGTGGTACATTGAGGTCAGGTCTGCATCAAACTCTTTCGAGTCCACATGCTTCACTTGGCTGGAGTCAAACAGAATGGCCGCGTCATGCGTTACGCTGGACGCGCCATAAGTCCTCGCTTTGACACCATCAATGCCGCCGATAACCTCTTCCCCAGTGTCCAAGCTGTTGCGCTGGGTGGTGATGAGGCCGTCATAACCCATGTCTTGCAACATATTGTTAAATTCGGCTTGGGCTTCTGGGCGGCTCCGACCAGCGTGATTAGCCATGGCGTTGATGATTGTGTCGTACAACTCATTGCCAGTCATGCCAGTCACACCGGGGTAACGTGAGTATCTCGCCGGGTTTGCGAACGCTTCGATGACGTCTGCGGGGATGGTCTCGTCTTCGTTCATCTTCGCTGCAATCGCTTTGACGAACTCGCTGTTCGAGTTGTAGTGAGCGGTCTCTCGCAAGTCAGCAGGGTTCCTGAACTGGATAACCAGTGGCAAGACGAGGCCGTCGTTCATGTTGACGCCACCATCTTCAAGAGCTTTCATCAGTGCCTGCTCTACCTCGATAAGCTCTTCGATCTCATCACGGGTCACTTGCTTTTCGTTGGCGATCTCGCGGTATAGGAACCCATCGTCATCAGCGTTCAGGTCTGCATAGTTTCGACGAAGATGATTGATACTCTTGCGTGCCTGCACAAGCTCGTAAGCGAATTTGATGAGCATATCTTTCTCATCAATGTCGATGTCCTCACGCGCCTGAATAGAGCCAAACAGAGACTCCATTGTTGGGTTGTCACCATAGATTTGGCTGGCAACGTGCGGGTTGCGTGTGACGTAGATTCCGGGGCCATAGTGACCGCGCTGTGATGGTTGCAAAGCCACGTCTGGGTTTTTGGCCTTCGACAGCTTAGAGCCGTGCGGAGTGCCATGATAGAAGAACACAGGCATGTCAGAAGCAACATCAAAGCCCATGCCACCCTTGGCAAATTCCCTCATCCGCTCTCTGCGGAAGGCAGACATCGACGCCACTGAGTCATAGGCATAATCTGCGGCGTAGCTTGGGTGGGTCAGAAACTTGCCATCTAGTGTGCCTGCCATTGGACGAGATGAGTTGTCCTCGAACATGTCGCCATACATGGATACGCGGCGGAAGTTCTCTTTGACAGTCGGGCTACCAACGTGGCCGTTCACCATGTAAGACGCGTATTCAATTGTTTCATCTATAGCGTCATCAAGCATGCGGATGTTGGTGATGCTTTGCAGATTGTCTGCGTTGATCGCATTTTCGAGGATGTCGTCACGCGTGGTGCGCTCGGCCATATATTCAATGATGCTTTCACTGAGCCAATCTACAGCCTCAAGCTCTTCCCGCGCCTGTGCGCTGTAGTCGCCTATGATTTGGCCACCATATTTCCTTTGGTTGGCTTCAGATGTGGAGCGGTACGCACTGACGATGACATCTACCCGCTCTTGCGGGATCGCCCCTGACCGCATTATCATTTTGACGAGTTCGGTCATGCCTTTCTCGTCGTTACCTTTGGCGATTCTTTGAGCGATCTGGCGGACTGTGCTGCGAAAGGACTTGAAGTTTGGTGACTTGTAGTCTCCAAACGCAGAGTTCCCCTCAAGAACATAGTCACCGTAGCTCAGACGAGACATCTGCTCGGTGGTGATGCGATTGCTGTCTTCGAGAGTGCCGCGCCCAGTGCGGTTTAGGATGTTGAACATACGATAAGCTAGAGTGCGGCTAGTGGTTTCGATCTCTGGATCACGGTGCGTGATGAATGAAAGCATCTCGCGGACTGATGCGCGTGCAGACGGCGGGATGCCGTCGCTCTGCATGACGCCCATGTTGTCATTGATTTCCGTTTTGACAGCAAGACGCGTCTTGGCAAAACGAGGTGTGATAATTTTGCCGCCTTTCTTCTTCGCTTTTTTGTTGGCCTGACGGCGTTGCAGCTCAAAGTATGCAGCGTCAACGCGGCCCTTCTCGCCAGTATAAAGTGCGTCTAGCAATTCTTGTTCGAGTGCGGCGTTATTGAGCTGGAAAATTTCACGCGGAACAGCCACTTTTTTCGATGGCACGGGAGTGGACTTCACCTTTGCCACAATCTCTTGTGCGAGTTGATCTCCATATTCCGTGCCGCGATATTCCCGATACAGAGTGCGAAGCTGTGACATAGACAGCTTTTTCGGAGACTCCGCAGTGCGTGGGGTTGCTACAGGCTTGGCCGCGTCTGTACGACGAGTTCGGTTTTTGCGCTTCGTCTTGGCGTCTGCGGTTGCCTGCGCGTCTGTGCGCTCATTACGAGTGCTGCGTGCTTTGCTTGCCTTGCGTGCCACGTCTGTAGTGACAACCGTGCCGTCTTCTTTTGTCGGCGGCTCGACGTTACGCGTAGACTTGGGCTTCGATCCGGGGACTTTATCCACAGAATTTTCAACACGATTATAGTGCGTCTGGAACAGCCGCTCGATCTGGTCGAACATTGACTTGATAGACGTCTTGCCAATGTTGCGCTCGTTGATCGCACCCGGCAGCCCATCTGCTGGCTCGAACTTGCCCTCGTATCCGTTGTAATAAAAGTCGGTAAGAACTTCTGCGATTTCTTCTGGGTCGCCGCGAAGGCTCATGCCCATTTCTTGTGAAGTTGTGAACGAGCCGTCTGCATTTTTCAGGCCGTACAGCATCTCAGAAATGTCGCGCTGACGATTACGGATAACCTTCTTGCCCGCTCCACGCTGGAATGGGCCAAAGACAACCTGTGGCCCTTCCTTTGCCACGAGCCTTTCGTTTGGAACCATGCGGAAAAGCAGGTTCACGAGGTCTTCATACGCGGTAATAATACCGTCTGTGCTGCCTCGTGCAATCGCGTCTTCAAGCATCTCCTTGCTGAGTGTGAGTTCTATCAGACGCTTGCGGATGTGTTCGCCAGCCTTGCTCTTTGGTTCAGAACCAACGCCAAGCTCGAACGCCCGCTCTTCTTGCGGGTCAAGAAGCATCTTCGCGAACAGTGGCTCCAGAGCAGGGTCGATCTTCGATGTGCTGAAGTAACGCTCGTAAATGTTCTTGAAGTAGTTAGAGATACGAAGCCAGAACGCCTCTTCGTTAATGGAAGACGCAGGGCGATTACGAGTCACCCACAGATCAAACTGTTGCGCGAAGTATTCTTGCGGCGAGTGTGCGCCATTCGTATCCAACCTGCGAGGGCCATCACGGCCTTTGTCAAGTGGGACATTTGCCTCAATGTCCTTGACCACCGCGTCTTGCAGCTTGCCATTCTCTGGGTACTTGTCACGAATGATGTTCCAGAAGTCAATGCGGTCTTCGGCTGTCAGGATGTTATAGTAGCCCCAGTGTGCTACCTCATGGTTCAGCTTCTGAATTTTAGGAACAATGCGTACTTCTGGGTCAAGGCGGATTTGGTTGCCCATGACTTCGTAGTAATTCGCTCCGCCTGTGGACTCCTCGAAGCGAGGCCCGACAGATGGGTCGCCACCAAGGTTTGTCACAAGACGCTTTGCTTCTGCGATCTCGTCTGCGGAGTGTCCGTCAAAGATAAGGTCGAGAGCGTCGATTGCTTCTTGACGAGTTGCATTCGGACGGGCGACGCCCTGTGGGGCAAAGTCCCGCATCATCGACTCTATGGCAATAATGTGTTCGACTTGTGTGTCTACTGTATAGATACCGTTGCCAGATCGACGCGCCCAGCGGTTCACATGCAGACGCCCATGCAATGCCAGAAGGTGTTCACCGGAAATTGTAGGCTCGCCCTTCGCATTGTTGGTAACAACGCCCTTGATCGAAACTACTTTTTCTATATCTCTAAGTTGCTTGACCTGTTCTGGGCTTAGTTTGAAGCTGCGCTTCTCAAATATTTTTTGACTGATCGGCGTCTTGTTGGCGTTTTGGAAGCCAGCATCTACGCGGGTAGCCTCTCCACGGCTGTAGTCTTCTTCGGGGAGCGAGTCGAAAAGTTTCTGCAAGGCACGAGGCTTGTTCGCCTTAGAAGACATCGGGGCATAACGGACTTCCCAGTTTTTCGGGTCTGCATCTGGCTCGCCAGCTTTCTGCCCGATGATCGACTTGATGTCACCACCTTCTCGAATTTGCTTATCGCCGATCATGCGAATGTCTGCGGGGTCGGTTTTAGAGCGGACAATAAGTTTCTTGTTGCCGATGAACAAAGGGATGGTTTGCTCTGGTGTCTGGACGCTTGGATTATCTGGTACGCCCGGAAGCTCCTCACCACTGCGGCTCATACCTTTTACGGCCTCGATGAAGCCCTCGATGTCACCGCTTTCTTTTGCGTCGCGCAGCATCTTCTCAAGCTGCTCGCCTGCATCTGGCTTTGCGTCTTCTGTCTTGCGGGCAGTAGGCTTCGCATCACCACGAACCTGCATGGCAAAGTCCATGCTTGTATATACGCGGCCAGTTACTGCATCAGCCCACAGCGTTGTGCCTTTCCCAACTTCGATCTGGCCGTTCGGGGACATCGCTGTCTCTGGCACGGTGGTTTCGTATGGGACGATGTCTGGGCCTTTGCCGCTTGCCGCTTGCAACATTGCTTCTTCGCGAGCGAAGTCGCCTTTGCGTACAGCGTAGCCAGAGCTAACTGTGTAGTCGCTGCCCTTGGAGATACGCTGGCCACGGCGGAGGATTGACTGGATGCGGCCAGTGCGGCTGCGGCCAGCGGTCTCGAAGACTTTCTTCTTGTCGATTGACGTCTGGGAGCCGCGTGGCCCTTTGTCTGGTGTGGTTGTCCCCGGCTTGGATGGGTCGTCGCGGAGCTTTTTGACATCGTTGCGTGCCATGAACTCTGCAACCTGATCCGTCAGTCCGTATTCTTTCTTGTAACGGGCTTTCAGACGGTTGATCTTTTTGGTTTCAGTCTGATTGAACACATCGTCCGACATGTTGGCGCGGACTTCTGGTGCATCACCAGCCAGATTCTTCTCGTGGCGGAAGAGCGCGATAATATCTTCTGCGTCTGAAGTGTACTTTGCATCGCGAGCCAGAAGTGGGAGCATTTCTTCCAGAAGCTCTGGTGTCATGCCATCAAGGCCATCAAGGGTATTAATAACGTCGTCTAGTTCTCTCGATACTTGCTGTGCGTATGCGTCTGGACCTTGGCCTTCTCTCGCTTTTTCTGCATTTGAGACCGCGCCCCTGGTGATGCGCCCAGACTTCGCCCCTTCAACAGGGGGAATGTCACGCCAATCAATGCCCGCAGCGAGTGCGCGTCCACGAAGTTGCTGTGAAATCTTGGGGACTTCAGGTGTCTCGTCTGGCAGTGCTTCTTCAGCCGGGGCGGGCTTCTTAGCCATCTCGTCTTGGAACGCCTGCGTATCACGGGCGACCTCAGACTTTGCCTTGATGTCCGCAATGCTCTTTCGTGTCAGCTTGCCGTCGCGGCCAACAGGGATTTTGCCCGCAGCATAGTCTGTGGCAAACATGTCCTCTGTGTACTGCTCGTTGAATAGACGGCTGATTTCTGTCTTCTGCCCTTTATTCCTGTAGGGGATGTCAGCCGCTGTTGTTGCAGCGGCGTTTTCTTGGTTGCGTCTTGCGATGTACTCATCAGTGAGACGCTGGGACTCTGCGTCAAACAAACGACGATATTCGTCTGCGGCTTCGTCGCCCATGTTCTGGCGAATGGCGTTCTCAGAGCTAGAGGAATTGCGGCTGTTGGGGCCAAAAAGCTCGATGTCTCTACGAACTTTCGCAGCTATTTCACTTTCAGCAGCAGCTTCCGGGGCAGGCTCCGTTGCCCGCCCCGGTTCTTCTTGCTGCTGCGCGGTATTCGGCACCGCTTCATCAGACGTCGAGGGAGGGGCGACGTCCGATCCCCGTGTCAGGCCAAGTCCGTCTGCGTCGAGAGCTTCCTCGAACTGCTGGACAGTTTCCGCTGGTTCGAGACCGTCGATGAGGTTGTTGAAGCGGGCGCGATAGTTCTCAAACTTACGGCGACGTGTTGCGCCTTCTGCTGCTTTGCGTGGGTCGTTCGATGCTTCAAGCGAATTGATTTCGCTTTCTTCGCGAGACATGCGATCCCAAGCACGGCGCATAACAGCAAGCTCGTTGACTGCCTCTTCTGCGTCTGCGATGCGCTCTGGGTGTGCTTCGCTTGCCAGCATGCGCTGGTAGCGGCGTCTTGCGACGTCGAGTGCTGAATCAATGTTCTGTTGGGTTGCTGCCAGAGAAGATTCTTCTGGGGACAACTCTGGCTCTGGAATAACAGCAGGCTCTTCTTGTGGCACAGGCTGCGAGAACTGATCTACATTTCGTGTGCCACGGACAAGGTCATCGAGACCGCTTGCTCCACGACTGGCGAGTTCTGCGGCCAAGTCCTCTCTTGTAAGACCACGAGCCATGAGACTGTCGGCGTCTGCAATGCCGCTGCGTGCGCCCGCTATACCAGACGGAATACCAATGCCACCACCAACAAGCGCGCCCGTGGCGGCACCTTTTGCGGTGGCAATTCCGAGTTCGCCAAGGCTGAAGTCATTGCGTAATCCAAGTTGCTGATCGCGAAGCTGTGTGGCTGTGTTGACCACGCCTTCTTGAACGCCAGAAATTGCTCCTTCAGAAATTGCCGCCCTCTTAACCCCAGAAAGAGTGCCGCGTGCCACAGGTGCGCTTTTGCCAGCTACATACGCTGCACGGCCTGCTTGGGCTGCACCTTTGTATGCGGCGACGCCGGGGATAAGGTTGACTGGATCGAGTAGGATTGATTTAGCAATGTCTGGAGCCGCTTCCATGAAGCCGCGTCCGCCTTTTTGCCAGAAAGCTGGGAGTTGCCGCCAGACGGTTTCGATGCGCTTGGAGCGTTGGCGGGCTTCAGAACCCTGACCGTATGCCTCCATCGCGCCACCGATTGCACCGACCGTGTTGAGGTCGCGCCATGTGGCGTCTGCGTAAAACTCGTCAATAACCTCTTCGTCACTGCCGAAATACTTTCCCTGCCCATGATAGTGGGCATAGAGGTCTTTCAGGAATCGGGGGTCTTTGAGGATTTTCTGCGGGTCGATAGATGCAGAATAATCAGTTGCTTGCTCAGGGGATTTTGCAAGTGGGTTGAACCCATCAAAGCGAGAGGTTGCGCTTTCAAACTTCATCTCGGTACTCCAGTTATCCGATGTGGCATCAGATTACTGGAGCGAGATAAGTGCGGTCGTCCCTATGGGTTATTTGCCTTCCAGCGATCGTACCAGACGGTGCCATCGGGGAGCTTGTGGACTTTCATGTAGCCAACTGGGTCGTTTGTGAAGTCTGAGAACATCTGCGCGTTGGACGCGATTGTGTCCAGAACGCCTTGTATGTTTACAAATTCTCTCATTGCCTTAGCGTCTGGACCTGTTTGTGTGCGGGAACGACGAGTGTACTGATTGGCAGTTTGTTCAAGCCGATTTCTGTTGTCCTTAATGGTTTGAGGCGTCAGATTTGTGTTTGCCGTATTCTGCGCTCTGATGGTGTCAGCCTTGTCTTGAGCCTTTTGAAGAATTGTGTTCATGGTCTCAGTACGGGACTGATAATCTGTAAGCATCTGTCTCGCGTCTTCTGGGTTTAGAGTTTGTTCACCAGCCGTCACCCAGCGATTCAGACCTGTGCTAAATCTAATGGCTTGCTCAATGCGGTTTTTGTAAATACTAAGTTCGTTCTCAAACTTCCTGCGAGTGGCAGCGATCCCCATTTCAATGTCATCTGGGTCGCTTGAGTCCAGCACCATCCGAGCGGCGTTTTCAAGCCCAGTAATAGAGTTTGCCATATCTTGAGACGTATCGTCTGTCCAGCTTTCAACAGACATGGTGTTTTCAACAACTCCTGCGCGAAGTGCGCTTTGGCCAACTGATTGATCCACAAATTCATCAAGACCCATGACACCGCCCCGCGCTAGAATGGACTGACCAAGCGCGAGCATCTCGTCAAATCCAACAGAAGTTTTCTCTGGGTCTATTCCCTGATCTCGCGCTTGTTGATCCCAAGCGTTTGACAGAAGGGAAATTGCGTATGGGGACATGCGGTATTGCTTTGCCAAAGTAGTGGCAGCCAACAGTGCGTCCCTGCGATATGGGGTCTCTTGATCTTTACGTTTAATGCCAAAATAGTTATTAACTTGATCTGCATTGTTTGCAACCAAGTCTGCCTGTTTTGCAGGTATAGTCGCATCAAAATCGTCCGCTGCCTTGGCAAGACGTTCCAGCTGCTCGAATTGCAGGGTGTTTAAGATTTCCGCGATGAGAGAATCTTTTTGCTCTTTTAGCTTTTCTTGCACATCTGCTGGAGCGCGAGCCACAGCGTTGTTGAATGCGTTCTCAATAGTTTGAGGATCACCTGTAAAGACAGCCGTGCGGAAGTCGACATTGTTACGGAGTTTCTCAATAGCATTGTCCATTAAGCCGCTGATGCGGTCGTTGTCTGCTTGATTTTGTTCTTGTTCGCGACGGTTGAAAATACGGATGGCATTAGTCTTAATCTTGGTCTTCATATCGTCCGACAGGGTAAAGCCGAATCTTTCTTCTGTATTAGCGTTGATTGATGTCAGTGCGTCTGTAATGTCCATGCCGTCGTTCATAAACGCAACCGCTCGGTTGATGAGTGCCGTTTCGTTGTTGAACTCAAAGGTCGCCTGCTCTTGCGCGTATTTCTTCTTGGCAGCGTCGATAACTCCGTCAACCATGCTTCCTGGGATGCCGTAAGTGTTCTGCAAAGTGAGCGCGTCGATTTGGCCTTTGTTCGCTTTGATGAGGTCGAGTGCTTGCGGCAAATAATTACTGACTTCCTCCATGCGAAGGCGATTATAACGCTCGTTAGTGAACAGGCCATCTGTACTTACGCCAAGACTTTTTAAAGTGTCCTGACCACCAAACATGTCGATAACGCTGTCCTCTGCTGCTTTCAAAAGTTTGTTGTTTTTATCGACTGTGTTTTCAGACGATAAGCCGCTGTTTAGCAAAGCGTCTTTTGCGGAGTCTTTTAGCTGGTTCGTCAGGTTTGCCCGGCTGAGAGCAAGGCTCATGTTGTCGGCTGCTATTGTGCGGTTACGGTCATCAAGCGCACGTTGTTTGTTCGAGGCGTTTGCCCTAGCGATCTCTTCCAAGACTTGGCCAGACGGCATGCCGCCGCGCAGGAAATTGCGCCCGCCGCCAAGCTGCTGGACGTAAGACTGAAGCTCCATGCCAGTGGCGTAGGGGTTTGCAGCTCGAAGCTCTTGGAACGTTCGTGCAAGCTCTATTCTTTTGCGCTCGTCTGTCTCTTGTTGCTCGTTGAAGCCTTGGAAGAAACCTACTGGATCAAACATTATTTATCCTCCAAACAGGCCGCTAAACCAGTTGTTCATGCTATTGTTGAGATTGTAAAACGCACCGGGGTCGGAAGTTTGGCCGTATTGGGGATCAAACGTGCCATCAGGCTGCTTCACCATTCCCTTAATACCGTACTGCGCCCCTTGGGACTGGTCGTTCAGGAACTTGTTGAACTGTGAACCGAAGCCCTGCGACGCGGCTGTGGAGCGTTTCGCCATGTTGTCTGCAAAAGAAGACGCACGACCAGTAAGGCCGCTCATAGTGTTGAGTGCGTTGCCCATGTAGTCATTGCTGTCCAGACTCACATTATATGGGTTGAAGATGGCACTCTGAATACCGTAGCCTTCGTTAGAGACTAACGATGTTGGTGGATTGTAGTCAGCCAATGCTGGAAGCGTGTTGATGGTGTCATAAACGCTGGAGCCGATAGATACTGGAGCAGCGAAGTTGTTTGCGCTGCCAATGTTTCGGTCAAGAATGCCACTGGGAACTAATTGGGCCAGACGATACGAGTCGACTGCGGATGTCAGACCCGGAAGACCTGTTAAAGGTGCGATACTTGCGCCAGCAACATTTACGGCCTCACTAAGGATACCCTTGCGCTGGTTCATAAGGCCACTGATGCTGTCGCGCATTGCTCGGTCGGAACCAGTGACGTAAGCCAGCGCATCTGTTGCAGCACGGCGTCTTGCTTGGTTGTACTCGTTAGCGATGCGCTCGGCCACCTCGCCGCGTCTTGCGGTTCCGGGTGTGCTTTCGTCGATACCACGGCGGATGAGGTTTGCCTCGTTTACAGACGCGACACGGTCAGCGGCGCGGTCTACATCGCCCATGTAGTCTTGGGTGAACTGTGCCGTCTGCGCGTCGATCTCTGACTGCGTGACTGGGTCGATCATTGGAACATAACCAAGGTTGGCAGCAGTGCTGTCTAGGGCAGCTTGCATTGACTGCACTTCCGCCATGATTTGGTTACGGAGAGCCACGTCTTGGGCGCGTTCGTCACGAGCAGTTTGTTGTGCGCCAAGGGCTTGCTGGATCATAAAGTCACGTTCGATTTCTTTGGTCGCACGGTCTTCGAGAAAGCGGCGCATTTCCTCATCGCGCTCGCCTGCCGCCACAGCTTTGGCTTCGTTGAGTTGCTCGATTGCAAACTCACGCTCTTCTGCACGAATGTCTTGGTTCTGGAGAAGCTGCTCAAGACGGAATTGAGACAGGCGGGCGGCCTCTCTGTCCTCTTGAAGCTGACGCTCAATGTCCATACGCCGCTGTTCCATGGCGGCACGCTTATTGTCCTCCATGATTTCCATTTGAAACCTACGCTCATCCTCTCGAATGCGGCGGTTCATGCGCTCGATGTTGCGTTGGTATGCAGCTTCTTCACGTTGGGCGCGGCGTTGGTCTTGCGCCAAGGCAAAGTTGGCGTTGGCTAGGTCAAGCTCTCTGCCCCTGAAAAAATTTGCGTCGGCTCTGGCGGCAGCGGCATCGCGTGAAGCTGCGTTCGCTGAAATTGCACTACCTGCCAGACCTAATATTTGTGAGAACATTTCTTATGCCCTTATCACTCCGAGGTTCTGGCTAAACGCTGTCGGCGAAATGCCGAGCGGAAACTCTTCTTCTTCGCTGTTTGCGAGAATATTGAGATATTGCTCCAGCGTCATCGGGTCTACCTGATTAAAGTCTTGGAACTCAGGAAGGCCAGATGCACCAATCGTTGCGAGGAGGTCTTGTTGAGCCTGATTTTCGCGGAGAGCCACAGCTTCTGCGTCTGCTTCCAGACGCTGACGCTCACCTTGCAGACGCTGCTCGGCTTGTGCGAGTTCGTCCATAGCTTGCTGCGCGCCGAACAGTTCAATCTCTGCTTGCAGGGCGTCGAAGCTGCCCTGCGATCCAGTGAGGTCATCTGTGGCGAAGAACTGCTGGTTACGAACCTGCTCTGCCAGTGCGGCTGCCTGCGTTTCAAGTTCTGCGCGACGCGCCTGAAGTTCAGCCAGACGGCTGTCAACTGAATCGAGACCAGCGCGAAGCTGCGTCTGGATGTCGTTGACCCTGCCGCCACTGAATGGCGACAGACGCTGATTCAGGTCGTTTAGTTCTGTAGCCCGTGCGCGAATTGCTGCTTCGTCTGAGAGGTCGATATCTCCGATGCCTGCACCCGCTGTTGTTACGCCAGATAGGATGCTGTCGAGTTCGCCTGCACGACGTTCACGAAGACTTGCAAGTGCGGCCTCTGCGTCTGAGAGGTTGCCTGTGCCGCCTGAGAAGTCGAAGTCGAGAGCGGACGAGAAGCCACCCATGTCTGTGCGGAGATCACGGATTCGGTCATCCAAAGCATCAAGGCCAGCGGCACTGTAAATGCTGCCTGTTTCCGCTGCGCGTTCTGCGTCACGGCTTTCGTTGAGGAAGCGGCTGCGTGCTGCCCCGATGCGTGCAAGCTCCCGCTCACGTTCTGTTTGCAGACCTTGTGCGTCGCGAAGAAGCTCGCCAAGCTCACCAGTCTCTTGACTAAAATCGAAGCCAAGCTCAGATGAGAAGCGGCTGGCTGCGCGTTGTTGCGCCTCGATGTCACGAATTGCGTCTGCAATCGCGCTGTCATCTGCAATAGTGAGGCCGCCTAGCGTGTCACGGAACGTATCCGCTTGGCCAAGAAGGCCAGACTCAAAGGCGGAGATACGGTCAAGTTCGGCCTGCCGCTGCGTGCGAAGGTCATTAAGCGTGTTCTGAATGCCTGTCGCCTGCTGATTAACCTGAGAGAAGCCACTTGGATACAGTTGATCCATGATTGTAGATGAAAAAGCGTTGCGGCCCGTGTTGAGCGCGGCGAGGTCACGTTCAAGCTGATTGATCTGATTAAGGTCAGCAATGCCAAGTTGGCCAGCTTGAGAGCTATATCCGCCCAGATTAGTAAGCTGGTTTGAGCGGAAATCGCGGATGCGCCTCTCTTCAGACTCACGATCGGCGAGAAGGTTATTCAGTTGCCTTTGATTGTTTGACAGGTCGCCACGAAGGGTGTCGTAAAGCTGGGTGTTCGCGCTTGTTAAGTCAGGAATGTTTGTGATGCCGACTGGCCCGTATTGAGAGTTGACCGTGCTTTCAAACACAGGTCTTTCCATGCCGACAGAAAGGCCACCCAAGTTAGATGAAAGGCCAGATAGCGTGTCCATAAACCCACGATATTGGTTCTCATTTTCTGATGTGGTCGGGTCGTCATATAAGTCAGCAATGCTCATGCCGCCAATATTGCCGGATATGTCGCTAAGTGTGTTTTGATAGCCAGACAGCGCAGTGTTGTAGTTGTCGACTGCGGTGTTGTAATCCGCTGCCTTTGCTGCGTAGTCAGCCTCAGTGGCCAAGCGGATGTCGTTCTTCTGCTGTGTATAATCTGGCGGTCGTCTTGGTCTGCTCTTGCCCATACTTAGCTCCTATATCCATCTGCATTCTGAACGGAGTTGACCAAATACAATTCCGTCTTCTGGGTTGAAGTATTTACGAAGTCTGCCTTCCTCCTGAAAGCCAAGACCTCGCAGAAGTTTTTGCGATTTGGCGTTTGACTCTTTGCAGAGTGCGCTAAGACGCACGCAACCACATTTGTTCCAGACGTAGTCGTACATGGCTCGGATGTTGCGACGTGTCCACCAGATTGGATTTGTTGTGACGACGGTGACTTGCATGTCATTTCCGCTGTATTCTGTGAAGATGACCGCACCGATGAGTTCACCGTCAAGCTCGTAGCCAAAACATTGGCTTGCGCCCCATTGCATTCCATCAAGATAACCTGATGCCCAAGCTGTGATATGTTTCGAGTCATTTGTAATGCACCTCACCATAACGCTATGACGCTATAACGCTTATAGCTATCGTTACCTCAAGGGCCGAAGCTGAAGAATTGTTGGTTACAATAAATTCAATAGCCTTCGATGAGGTCGTGGCGTCGATCTCGATTGGCGTACCCAGAGCAAACTCGTTTGGTGTCGAGCTAACGCTGTATGTGCTGCCGAGGCCCGTACCGTTCACAGAGATTTGGACAGAGCAGGTGCCAGACGTGGTTTGCAGAGCAAGGCCGTCGATGCGTATTTTTTGCTTGTAGATGCGCTTCACATCATACGTCTGGTTGGTCGGTGTGGCGACTGCGATGTACAGGCTGTCTGTGGAAAGGACAGACGGAAGCTGCGAGCTAGGCAGACGGCCAGTGGAGTCGAGCGATGCGACGCCGTTTGCTGCACCTTTTTGCGTGACTGGGATCACAGAGGAAAGGTCTACAGTGCCATACTCAAGAGCCGTACCCGTGCCGTTTACTTTGACGAAGCGACCCGCGTCTGAAGACGTAAAGGTGGGCAGCGATGATTCAGGGGATGTACGCAAAAATTGCGTACCATCGAAAAACTTCAACTGGTTCGGTGTCTGGGAGGTGTCGAGGAACAAATCGCCTGTCGCAGGGCCAGTTGGGGTGGACGAAGATACGGTTAGTTTTGCTTTTGTGCCGAGGTCTGTAGTCAGAGATGCGACCTTGGCTTGGGGGATGTTGCCATTGTCGATCTTGATCTTGTTGAACTTGATGAGGCCGCTATCCGTGTGAACAAAGTCCTCCTCAAACATCATGCCAGTCACAGCTTGCACGGATGTGTTCTCAACCGTGATGATGCTTACAAGGTCTCCACTTGTTGCGGCAGATGCAAGGGTTACGGTGTCTTGTTCTGCTGAGGTTGTGTAGTCATTCGAGCCACCTTCACGAAGAAGAACGCCGTTCTTGTAGACTTGCAGTTTTGTTTCTGCCGTATGAACGAAAGCAAAAACTGTCTGCGCCGAAGCTGGGGTAAAGTCTGAACGCTTGAAGCCAGTGATGGATGTCGCGCGAACCTTATAGACTGTGACTTTGTCATTTAGTGACAAACCAGAGTTGAAGGTAATTTGACCTGCGCTTTGGGAGCCGCCACTGCTATCCGTCGTGTAGTCATTACTTGCACCCGGACGCTTTAGCAGACCATTGACGTAAACAAGAAGCTCGTCTGTGGAGGCGTGTGAGTAATCAAAGTTTGTCTGTGCGGCTGTGGCTGTGTAGTCCGCGCGACCAAAGAAGATTGGCGCACCGATCTGACCAAAGTCTTGGCCCGATGGGCCGCGAAGCTCAGACGCTGCTACGAGGGTGATCCACCCGTCTGTTGTGTTTGTGTACTCTCCAACACGGTATTCAATGTCGCCACCCGTGTTTTTTTGCAGCTCGATTGGGCCATCAAAGTTTCCGTTTGAGTCGAACAGCTTCTCAAGCAACTCGCCAACGGTCTTATTACCCAGTTCTGCCGCGTTGATGTAACGGATCAGGTTCTCGAACTCTACGTTGATGTTGCCGGAGGAACCGTAGTTTTGCGGGAATTGTTGTCTAATACGAGCCATTTTACGTCCTCACAGTCACTGCAAAACCGATAAGCCGGAGCAGTCCACTACCTCCTTCAGATCGAATGCGATATTGCGCTGCACGATATCTATGTTGAAACTTTCGTTCATACTGTCGAGATAATGGCACGTCCTGAAAGTAGTTGTCGTCCGACGTATCATCTACCTCCATGAACATTGACCCAAGAACGCGGCCCTTGTCGTCTTGTGCGTCGATCTCGACCTTTCCTTTGCCAGCCGCCTGCACAATGATCGCTTGTATTTCTTTGGTGTCTTCGAGGCTGCCGTGCCAGAGCAGTGGTGTCGTAATCTTCATCTCGGGCGTAAATGCCCCATCACGCTCCTCTTCAATCTTCAATACGTCGTACAGCCCGCCTGTCGTTCCATAGATCAGCTTGCCGTTTAGGAACGCGCCGCAACGTGCATTGAGGAAGTCGCCTGTGCTGAACTTGGGCTGCGCCTCCCCACCTTCTGGGTTCATGGCCAAGGTGAGGCGTGTGCAGAGGAAGTCGCCAGCTCTT